ATACTGGGATGGGCGTCTGACCGGAGAAGAGAAAGAGTGGGTGCGAGACATTCGCAAACTCTACAACATCGAAATCAATTCGCGGCAGATTGCATGGTGGCGTTGGAAAATGGCAGAGGGCATCAAGGACGATGCTCTGATGTATCAGGAATTTCCGCCAACTGAAGACTATGCGTTCGTTATGACGGGAAGCTCGTTCTTCTCGAACGCCAAATGTTCAGAAGCGGCGCGTAAAACGAAACTGGAAAAGCCAGACGTTTACCGATACGCTATGGGCATGAACTTTGAAGACACTCAAGTCTTGAAGAGTCGAGATGCCGTCGCAACGCTCAAAATCTGGGAAGAACCCATCGACACAGCGTACTACGTTATTGGTGCTGATCCGGCTTACGGAAGTTCAGACTGGGCAGATCGTTTTTGCATATCAGTATTCAGATGTTACGCAGACGGAATGGAGCAAGTTGCTGAGTTCGCAACCAGTGAACTTAACACTTACCAATTTGCATGGGTTATCGCCCATCTGGCTGGAGCATACCGGAACTCTACACTGAACCTTGAAGTGAACGGGCCGGGTCAGGCCGTCATCAATGAGTTGCGGAACCTGAAACGTCAGGCGTCAGTCATGGAAGGCCAGAAAGGCAAGAGCCTGATGGATGTCATGTCGCACATGACGAACTACATCTGGCGCAAGAACGACACCATGAGCGGCATTTCCAACTCGATTGGCTGGCTGACAACGCACGCATCGAAGGAAAGAATGCTGTCCTACTTCAAGGACTACTTCGAACGAGACATGTGCGTCGTCCGCTCGTTTGACCTCCTTGAGGAAATGAAGACAATCCGCCGGGATGGCGGGTCGATTCAGGCTCCAGGCCGCTCAAAAGACGACCGCGTGATCGCGGCGGCTCTTGCGTGTGCGGCATATGCTGAACAGGTGCAGCCAAGACTGATTGCAATGCGTTTGACCCGCAACGTGAGCAAGGCTCAGGAAACGGTTACGCCAGAACAGTTGTCTGTCGGGCGCAATGTGTCGGATTACCTGAAGAAAATCGGGATGTACGGCCAATGAAAATTTTATCTCTCGGAGCCGGGGTTCAATCTACTACGTTGGCGCTTATGGCTGCTAAAGGAGAAATTGAGCAGCCTGATTGCGCTATTTTCGCCGATACAGGGGCTGAACCTCAATCTGTCTATGACCATCTTGCCAAGCTCAAACTTGCCGTGCCGTTTCCAATTTATGAAGTTAGAGCCGGAAATATAAGAGATGATCTTGTTCGTGGCTCGAATAGCGGCGGCGTTAAGAGGTTTGCCAGCATTCCATTTTTCTTAGATAGAGGAAAACTGGGAATTGGCATGGCCCGCCGCCAATGCACATCAGAATACAAAATTAACCCTATTAACAAAAAGATAAGAGAGCTTCTTGGTTATGGTCCAAAACAAAAAATTCCGGCCAATGCCGCAGAAGTTTGGATTGGAATATCTACTGATGAAGCAATCCGTATGAAGCCATCAAGGCTTGGTTACACACGCAACCGTTGGCCTTTGATTGAAAAACAAATCAGCCGTGCAAAGTGCGTAGATTGGTTAATCCAAAATGGATGGGATGCTCCCAAATCGGCTTGCACCTTTTGCCCGTTTCGGTCTGACGAAAGCTGGATTCATATGAAAGCGAATGATCCTGATTCTTTTGAGGATGCGGTTAAAGTTGATTATGCTTTGCGAGCTGGCAAGCATGCCGGTTCATTCCGAGCAATTCCATATATTCATCGTTCTTGTAAGCCGTTGGATAAGGTTGATCTTCGAACCAACATGGAGATTGGGCAGCCAGACCTATTTAACAATGAATGTGAAGGGATGTGTGGTGTATGAATGCCGTTTTAAGCAAGCAAGAACTTTACCGGCGAATGTCGCGGTACATGACGGACCCGCGCAAACCGATTTCGATTGCGTTCTTCGCGGAATTGGCCGGTGTGTCCAAATCAACGATTGAAAATGTCTTCTTGCGGCGCGATACGCCGATGTCAGCAGAGGTTCAGGTGCGGGTGTCCCGCGCCTTGCAGCGTTTGGAACGCGGTGATGTTGAGGTTATGGTGCGGCGCAACAGAATTCGGTTTCTGAAGTACAACGAGACCGACAAACCCGTGTTTCGGAAGACCTACAGGTTGGAATTGGGGCCGGAAGGCATCAAATTGGGAACCGGCCTGAGAAATCGGGCGGATTATTCGCACGCAACCTTGAAAGAACAGTTTGACGGAGACTGACGATGGGCATTTTGCGTTCTTACAAGTGTCTGAAGCATGGGTATTTTGACGCTTGGGAGCCTGTGTGTGAACACGGCTGCACAGATGTGGCTCAAGTGATCCTGAAGGCTCCCTCCATGCGCGATTCTTCTCGCACGCGGCGCTCAAAGGTCGCGGACACAAGCATGAAGAACCTGGCGATGGATTTTGGCATGACCGACATCAAATCCACACGCGAGGGCGAGTTTCAGGAAGGTTATCTGACCCGAAACAACGCCCCTGAACCGCAAAAGCCTCGCCCAGGCAACAACCTCCTGTGGGGAAACGCCGGGCGCTTTAGCATGTCTTCCGTTTTGTCGGGAGGTGCAGTAAAGTCCGTGGCTGGAGAACAGGTTGGCTTCAGTCCGAAGGACGCGCAGATCAAGCGCGGGCCAATCGCATCAAGCTATGTGAACGACCACGAGGGGCTGAAGATCAAATGAGAATCCCGCCCAACCTTGTAGAACGTGAAGAGTTCTATCTTGACCTTATGCAGAAGTGCATGGTGTCTCGCGAGGAGAGACGGGCGGATTACTCATCTTTGAGATCGTATTTCCTGTTTGGCGCAGGACCGGACGAAAGTCCTGCCGCCTACAACAAGATTTACAGCCATATCGACCAGTTGACCTCGTTTCTGTATTCCGCTGAAACGACAAGGTTTTCGATCAATCTGGGGGCTGGGGTTCCTGACCTTTATCACAGGTATATCCCCAACCTTACCCAGAAGCTGAACGACGAGTGGAATAATTCCAACGCGGACCAGGTTTTCGCGACGGCTCTCACCTGGGCGCTGGTTTTCAACTCGACTTTCATCAAGCTGGTTGTCGGCAAAAACGGCATTCACCCGTATTTTGTCGATCCCGGCACGATTGGCGTCCTGAGAGAGGATGTCCCGTACACTGACAGGCAGGAAGCCTTCAGCCAAACATATTATGTAACAAAATCAGACCTTTGGTCGCGACTTTACTCTCACCCGAAGCGCGATTCGATCTTGGCGCGTGTCACTTCCGCCATGCACCAGCCAAATGAGGTTCCAGAAGGTCTGGACCGCATTGTGATGTCGCAAGTGAACCCGACTATGTACGGGACAGTGAACCTCGACCTTTACGGCTATAACCGGATGAAGGCGCAGGTTGCGGAAGACACTGTTGAGATGACCGAGTTGTACGTCTGGAACGACGAGACTCAGGATTATCAGGTTGTCACGAGGGCAGACCCAGACGTTATCATTTATGACCGTCCAAATGGCGACATGTTCCTGAAGGGCGAGTTGCCGTTCATCCAGCTTTGCCCGACGCCGCAATACGATTACTACTGGGGTCAGTCCGAGGTTCAGAAGCTCGTTTACCTTCAGCAGATGCGAAATCGCCGGATGACGGAGGTTCTCGACCTTTTGTCGAAGCAGGTTTCCCCGCCGACATCCTTGATGGGGTTCACGGGCATCCTGGACGAAAAAAACTTTGCGCTGAACAGGGCGGGAGGTCTTTTGGCGACCGATATGCCCAACGCCAAGGTTGAGCGTCTTGCGCCTCAAATTCCGCAGGATTTGTATCAGCAGTTCCGCGAGATCGACGAAATGTTCGCGGAAGCATCTGGCATTTCCAGCGTGTTGTCAGGCCGAGGCGAAACTGGAGTGCGATCCGCGGGTCATGCCTCCCAGCTTGCGCGTCTGGGATCGTCGCGAGCCAAAAAGAGGGCGCTCGTTGTTGAAGATTCGCTCGAAAAGATGGCTACGTTGTATCTGAAGCTGCTGCAAGCGTATGACGACAGCAAGCTCACCGATAGCGATGGACAGCCGTTCATTCCGAATCAGTTCACGAAGGATTATGTGGTCAAGGTTGACGCACATTCCAATTCGCCAATCTTCATGGAAGATTTGAGGGCGCTTGCATTTAACCTGTTTAAGGCGCAAGCTATCGACAAGGAAAGTTTGATAGAACTTCTCGATCCTCCCATGAAGCAGATGCTCAAGGAAAAGCTCAAGAAGATGGAAGCCAACCAGGCCGCCGCTGCTCAAGCGCAGAACGTGACGGCCATGCCGAAGAAGGCAGGTTAAAATGGCGAATCAGGCTCCAACCACATATCGCGGCGATCAGCCGTTAGCTTCTACTAAGTCTATGGACAGGGCTGAAAAGCCTGCCAAACTTGAATATCGGGTCGAAAACGTGAGAACGTCGCCTCGTCCCGATATACCACGCGCAATGGGGCGCGGAATGAGGAGAAGCTAGATGTACAAGAAGATGAAGCGCAGCAAGCGCAAGGCCAGCCGCTAATTTTGGCGTTCACCTTAGGGGATGGACCACACAAACGATAGGAGGCCAGCATGGCTCGTCGTAAGGGTCGCAAGGCTCGTCGGTAACTAACAAACGGGTTGGCCCCGTTTACCGAATTTCCCCGGAGGGGGAGGGAAATCCTAAAAATATCCCCCCACTTGACAAATTTACGTTTTACAACCGTAAATGCGCCAATACAGGACGCGAGCATGGCTAATAACCAGGACATCATGAGTCTACTGGCTTCGCAGCAAGCCCCCGCCGGAGAACCCGGTGCTATGGGCGCGGACGAAACTGCGCCGCAAGCGCCCATGCCCTCGCCTATGTCCACTCCAGAGCCGAAGGCTGGAGAACGAGACGGCGCTCTCATCAATGTGAGCATGGCTCTTGATCTGATTGAGCAGTCTCTTCCTGCGATTGGCAGTGAAACGCCAGAAGGCCGTAAGCTGATGCAGGCGCTCGGAAGCCTCATTTCCGTTCTTGGCCCCAAGAAGCAGAAGGCGCAGGACTTGCAGTCCGCGGAAATCCTTCAGCTTCTCCAGAATCTCCCGCAGGCTGGCGGTGGCAGCATGGGCGCTCGCCAGATGGCTGCTGCTGGGCCTGATCTTGGACTTATGTCGCAGGCTCCTGGCGGAATGCCGCCTGGCGCTGGCGCTCCCCCGACACCACCGGCAATGCCGCCGGGTGGCGCACCTCCCATGTAACGGAGAGAACCTATGGACATTTTTAAGCCTCGTGGCGCTTCTCAGCCTCGCCGCCCCACCACTGACCAGCAGCAGAATGGTCAGATCGTGAATACGCCTCGCTATGCTCATCTCGGCGGTCTTTCCGGCCCGTCGAAGGTTGGCGGCAAGAACAAGATGTCCATCAAGCCGCCTGGTGACGGCAAGAAGGTCATTTGACGTAACAAAGGGGACATATGATGCCTTCTCTTGAAGATTTGACGCCTGAAGCCCGCGATGAACTCGCTCTTTTGGCCCGTGAATTGGCTGAAAGCCCGCAGACTCGCGAAGATTTTCTTCGTCTGACCAAGCGTGCGCGTCCGTCGCTCACAATCGACGCGATTGATCTCAAGGATGAGATTTCCGCAAAGCTGAATCAGGCAGATGAAAAGGTTGCTTCCCTTGAGGCAAGGCTCAAGGAGAAGGAAGCTCTTGAGGAGCTTGAAAGGCGTCGTCAGTCTTTGCTGAGAAAGGGCAAGGTCAAGACCGAGGATGAAATTGCCGAGGTCGAAAAGATCATGCTTGAAAAGGGTATCACCTCTCACGAGACGGCGGCTGACTATTTCGACTACATGCGTGAGGCGGCAAGGCCGACTCCCGTGAAGTCGTTCAGTCAGAATGTCATGGATAAGTCTGCGAGAGATGCTCTCCAGAAATATTGGAAAAATCCAGCGAGCGCCGCTCGTGAAGAGGCTTCAAATGCCTTGATGGAACTGCGGAAGAACCCGCGTCCGATAGGCTTTTGAAAGGGGACATAAGTTAACGCAACGATGTGAGGTAGACCATGCCTATTGGCGGCGGTATTCTTCCTGCTTCGGGCACAAATCAGTATAACGAACTGACTTATGTCACGAGGCGCGCCTTCATCCCCAAGATGGTGGTGCAGATTTATAACTCGACGCCGCTTATGGCGGCTCTCATCGCCAATAGCCAGACGGCTACGGGCGGTGTGTCTCAGGTGACTGTCCCCGTTCAGGGGTCTCAGTTTGTTAACGCGCAGTGGTCTGACTACAGCGGCTCGTTCACGCAGCCGTCTGTCCAGCAGGGCGCATACAACGCTGAGTTCAACCTGAAGCTGATGATCGCTCCGGTTCCGTTCCTCGGAATGGAAGGTGCGGTGCAGCAGGATCACGCCATTATCCCTCTCATCGAAGCGCGTATGAACGACGCGACGAACGTGATGATGGATGGCATGGCGACTGCCCTGTACACCAACACCACGAACGCGCAGCAGTTCATTGGTCTTCCCGCGGCCATTGACGATGGCACCGGTACGGCGACCTACGGCAACATCTCGCGCTCGACCTACACCTGGTGGAAGTCGAAGCAGTATGCCGCTGGTTCAGTGAACCCGACGCGCCAGAATGTGCTTCAGTACATCTCTGGTACGGTCAAGAACTCGGCAGAGGTTCCGAGCTTTGGCGTTTGCGGTTTCGGCACATGGACCCTGCTCGCGCAGGATTTCGTGGGTCAGGAACAGTACGTCATCACTCCTGGTTCCAGCTTCGACGGTGATGCGAACGGCCCGCAGGCTGCGTTCCGTGCGCTCATGGTTGCTGGCGTGCCGATTTACCCTGATCCGTACTGCCCTGAAGGCACGATGTACTTCATCAACCAGAACTATCTCTCGCTCTACATCCACGAGCAGGGCCAGTTCGTCTTCACCGGCTTTGAGTCAACTCTGCCCAACTGGCAGATCGGCTATGTCGGCGCGGTTCTCACGATTGCTGAACTCGTGAACACCAAGCCGAAGGCTATGACCAAGGTCACCGGCTTCAACTCACTGACTCTGTAAGGAGAAGCAACGATGGCTCTCGGTCTTAACAAGATCATTCTTGCGAACGCGACGGCCAACACGGCTGGCGCGTATCTCCAGCCTGTGACCGTTTCGAGCGTTGGCGCGGGTAACGCCACGGCGATGATTGACAGCAAGCTGATCCCGGCGGGAACGTACATTCTCCCGGCGACAGCTAACGTCACCATCGAAGTCAACGCTTATACCGGCTCTGCAAACTCGTGGACCACGGTCAACGCCAATGGCGTCGGCGGTGTCGTGATCTCGGAC